GGAGGTACTGCAGATGTTACTAACAAGTGAGAATTATTATAGTACAGAAGCCGATAAGGAGTATTTAAGTGTATCGCAGTATAAGAATTTTGTTGGTTCACTTGGCCGTCCGGGATGTGAAGCTTATGCATTGGCAAAGCTTAATGAAGAGTGGGTTGAGAATATGGAAGATTCTGATGCACTTATGGTTGGTTCTTATGTTGATGCACATTTTGAAGGAACTCTTGATACATTCAAAGCACAGCACTCCTGCATGTTTAAGAAAGATGGTTCCCTTATGGCTAAATATATTAAGGCCAATGAAATGATTAATAGATGTGAACGTGATGATTTATTTATGGCTTACATGAGTGGTGAAAAGCAGGTAATAATGACCGCTGATATGTTCGGTGCTAAATGGAAAATTAAGATTGATAGTTATATCAAGAATAAGTGCATTGTTGATCTTAAAACATGTCAGAGTATAACCAAGACATTCTATCATGCTGATGTAGGGAATATGAATTTTCTGTATGAATGGGGATATTACATCCAGGGAGCTGTTTATCAGAGAGTTGTCGAGATTAACACCGGAAAAAAGCTTCCATTCTTTATAGCTGCAGTATCAAAGGAAAAAGAGCCTGATATACAGGTTATAGCATGTGAGCAGTCGCTTCTTGATGAGGCTTTAGCAGAGGTTAAAAGTAATGTACCTAAGATAATAGCACTTAAGAATAATGAAATAGATCCTATAAGGTGTGAGCAATGTGATTATTGCAAACATACAAAGGTTCTTAAAGTGCCAATATGGTCAAGTGATTTGATAGGTGAGGTATAGGATGAAAACAGATAGTGTAGTAACGAGATATTCAGGTTATTGTGCATTATGTGGAAAGCCTACACAGACAGAACATCATTTACTATTCGGTATAGGAATCAGGGAGCTTGCAGAAGAAGATGGAATAAAGATACCTATATGTGATGATGAACATAATATGGCAGGCGGTACAAGGCAGATACATGATAACAGCGCTGCTGAAAAGCTTAGTAAGATTGCTGGTCAGTTAGCCTGGGAGAAAGAATATTATCATAAATTATATGGATATGAGAATGATCCAGCTAGAGAAGCATTTAGGAAAAGATATGGAAGGAGTTATCTGTGACTTTATAATATCACACATCTACGTTGTCACAGAAATACATATAAGCCCTGTGGTACATACTTCCACAGGGCGGAAAGGAGCTGAATGCTCTATACATTTACAATCAAGGGTACGCTTCCAGGATTAAACGAATACCTGAAAGCAGAAAGAAGCTTTCATAACCGGCATAGTACTGGCAACGATATGAAGCAGCAGTATCAGATGATCATATCTAACGCTATAAGACTTAATCTTAAGCGTACCCATATAAATAATCCAGTCCGGATTAAATACACATTCTATGAGCCTAACAGAAAGCGTGACCTTGATAATATAGCAGGGGTTGCACATAAGTTCATACAGGATGCACTTGTTAAGTGTAAGGTGCTTGATAATGACGGCTGGAATAACATAGCAGGCTTTGAGGACCATTTCTTCATAGATAAATATAATCCACGTATAGAAGTGGTGCTGGAAGAGGTGAAGCCGTGAATACAGAGCAGAGAATCGACTATATAAAACAACTGAACGGGTTTGAAAGGTGGCTCGAAAGTCATTACTTGCCGAGTGCTGCGCAATTATTGTACTACAAGTTATTAAGTATCAATAATATGGCAGGGTGGTGCGAGTGGATACAAGTAGATAACCAGCGAGTAATGTCTCGTTGTCAGATGTCAAGAGAGGCTACGTTAGTCGAAAACAGGAATAAATTAATAGAAGCAGGGCTGATAGAATTCCAGAGAGGGAAGAAAGGTAGTCCCAATAAATATAAAATTTGTACTTTCAAATCCGTAGGGAAAACCGAAGTACAAACCGAAGTACAAACCGTAGGAGAAACCGTAGCCATATATAAACAAAAACAAAAACTAAATAATATAGTGCCTGCGCGCGCAAAGAAAAATAAATTTACAAATTATAGTCAGCGTGAACGGCGGTCAGATGAGTTTTATGATTCGCTGCTTAGTAACTGACGGAAGGAGTATGCATGTTAGATTTAGAGTATCTTAACAGGTTCGGTAAGGATCTTGTTTCAAAAACTGACAGGCTTTTACAGGTGAAGTCTGCCTATGAGGAGATAAATCCAGAGGTGTTATACAAGGCGGAGCTGACAGAAGATGGACGTAATATCGGGTACACAGCTTTTGAGAATGTTCCAGGACTTAAGGATATAGCCACAGATACATCTGACTTTATAAAGAGCCAGATTGGAAAGTATCTGGAAGATAAAAGCAGCAACCTTAGGGAATGTATAACCGCTATGGTGGAAGATATTACTGGGAGTATGGATCCAAAGCCTGCTGATTCTAAGAGCAGGGTTAAAGAGTGCGGTGTGGATGAGGATCCTGTCATTCATCCAGTATCACAGACAGTAGCTGTGGATTGTGCGAGCAAGATTAATGCGGTTGAGCTTAGTCCATCTAAGTCAAAGGTTAGTCCAAGCCAGGTCGAGGACAAGCCTAAAACAAGTGTAGCAAAGCCAAGGATTAAGGCAACTAAGAAGACAACCGAGTCAAAGTTTAAGCCGGATAAGAAAGCCAAGACAGTAGGAAAGGCGAACACTCCCAGTTGAAAAGATCTATGTATGTGACAAGTGCGGAAAAGTTATAGAGGCACTTAAGTACAACATGGACAGTTATACATACAAGAGAAAAGCTGATAAGCAAATTAAATATTATTGCTGTTATAACCATATGCGTGTTGCACAGCTTGAAGAGGAAGCTGCAAAGCAGGCAAAGAAGTTGGCACAGCGGAAAGCGGGGAATAAGTAATGGCTAAGTTAAGCAAAGAGGAGCAGGCACGAAGGGAAGGTATGTCATATGCCCTGAGAGTTGCCAGGGAAAAGGGTATAGATGGACTTGAAGAGGAACTTAAGTTCAGACAAGCGTATGATGTACCACTTAAGATATCTCAGACAGAGCTTGAGCATTTTGCAGAAACAATTAAACAGACAATAATGGACACAGTGCTTCTGATGAGCTCCTACGTGCTTAGAGATAATTTTGGATTTGGAACTAAGCGTATGAACAGATTTATCCGGAAATTCAACGAATACACAGAGAGCCTTGTTGGTGGATATGTGAAGTGGAAGGATATAGCAGAAGCTATGACAGCAGAAACAGGTATTGAATTCCACATAAGGTCTGATGATGAAGAACTGAGGTGCTGATATGGCAGATGGATATGAGTGTGAAGGTCAGATGAATATATTCGAATTCCTGGCCAAGGAACCAGAGGCGAATGATTCCTGGAACAAGTGGCCGGAACGTGTAGGAGGCATGTATGGAGAGATTAACAAGCAACAAGGCAATATCAGATATGTCAATGATTGAACTGGCATATAATTGTTGTTATGCAGATAATGATGGCAATGCCAGATATAGAAATTACGGGTTGGATATTGATAGCAGAAAGTTTGTAAGAAGTCTTATCAAAGATATATGTGAAGATGATTTATCGGATATGACAGATGAAGAATTTGATGAGTATATGAGTGAAATGTTATCAATTGAACCTGATAGCCAGATAGGGTTATTGGCATTATTTTATCGTAATTTATGGGCTATGGCTGATTTAAGAGAAAGACTTAAATATTACGAAGATTTAGAGCTGGATGAGTATATTGAACAGGGCAGACTTCTTAAATTACCCTGCAGCATAGGAGATAAGCTTTACTGGATAGATACAGAAGATGATGAAGGTAATGTATGTTTATGTATCAAGAGATATGAAGATTATGAACCAGTAGTTGGATTCTCCAAGTATAAGAATGGAAAATTATATGTTCATATCGGATATGAGGATAATCCACCATTAGAGATTGGAAGTGTGTATGCTTTATTGACAATAGAAGATGCGGAAAGAAAACTGGAAGAACTGAAGTTTAAAAATGCGTATATGAAATTATCTGAGGAAGTAAGAGGTGAAGAATAATGGCATTTTGCAGATGGTATCAAAAACAACTTGAAAATGTAACGGAGTATGAACAAGAACAGTGTGAGAAAATGGACAGGATTGCATGACTTGTCCTGATTTGTTAATAAAAGAAAACGTAATGGAATATAGAACAGAAGTATCCAAAATGGAAGATAAGGAATGACGTATGTGGAAAGTAACTAATAAAGATGGCAGCGTATTGGAAATAGACAGGGATAACAGCCTGATAATATATCTGAATACGCTTAACAATGAATCAGATCTGGAAGAGATAGTTAGGATTGAAAAAAATGAAAGCGATAATTAAATATCCAGGGAGCAAATGGTCTATTGCTAATTGGATTATTAATAAATTTCCGGAACATCATAGTTATCTTGAACTATTCTTTGGAAGTGGTGCGGTGCTTTTTAATAAATCCAGGAGTAATATTGAGACAGTAAATGATCTTGATGATAATGTTATTAATCTATTTAATTGGATTAAGAATGATCCGGAAAAACTGGCACATGAAATCTATTTCACACCATACGCAAGAAACATATATGAAAATTCTAATGATAACATTCCAGAAGAAAGTCTGGCTAAAGCTGTTAATTTTTGTATTCAAATTAATATGGGATATGGCTGTAGAATATTAGACAGAGTGGGTTGGAAGAAAGATGTTTATGGTCGAGAGAAAGCATATTCAGCTATAGATTGGTGCAAACTTCCTGATAGGATTATACAAGCGTCAGAACGATTGAGAGGAGTACAGATTGAAAATAAACCAGCGGTAGAACTTGCTCAACAGTTTAATCATAAGAATGTGCTAATATATGCAGATCCACCATATATGCAGGAAACAAGATGTTGTAAGCAATATAATCACGAGATGAATGATGAGGAACATAGTAATTTGCTTGATGTATTATTAGCACATAAAGGACCTGTATTAATAAGTGGGTATGATAATGATTTATATAATGATAGATTAAAGAACTGGTATAAAGGGGAAACAATAAGCTATACACGTAATGGTACTAGAAAAAAGGAAATATTGTGGATGAACTTTGAACCAGTTAGCCAATTAAGTTTGTTTGATTAAGATTGAGAGGAAAGAAGAATGAGCAGAGTATAAAGAGTATATGGATATGTCTATGATGATGCTAAGTATGTGTGACGGCATATATATGTTAAAAGGCTGGGAGAAGTCTACAGGAGCTAATAGGGAGTTCGGATATGCGTTAGCAAGCGATATGATAATTATGAGAGAGTTATGAAACAATGTATAGGCCAGTTAAAGTTTGAAGAGTGTATGACATTTAAAGAAAAAATGGAAGCATGAGGGTGGCATAATTGCTATGATGCAGAACCAGATAAGCCAGGAATATATCAGATATACAGACGGAACGGAAGTAAAGGGAAGGCATATTATAAAGGCAATCATATATGGCAGCAGTTAAATAATAATGGCTGGGATTTTACTTGGTGGAGAGAGACGAAAGGAAGGTAATTATATTGAAAGAAGTTAAACATTACATATGTGAGATATGTGGAACAGAATATAATGATAAAACTAAAGCACAGCATTGTGAAAAGGGACATTGTAAGCCATTGGAAATAATAAAGGCACGTTATTTAAGTGCAGGTAATAACGCTAATGGGTATCCATTAGAAATAACAGTAAAGATGGCGGATGGCACAGAACAGAAGTACGAGAGATAGGTAGGTGTAGTGAGTGGAAGAACAGTACAATATCAAAGAAATATTGATACAGTATGAAGACTTGGTAAAGGAGAGAGAATCATTAAAAGAATCTATATCTCAGATAGAGAAAAGGATAAGTAAGATGGAGCAGGAAGGATATACTGTAATAGATAGTGTATCAGGCGGAAATGGTGGCAAGCAGCATTTCAAGATAGAAGGTTTCCCATATTCGGAGTATGATACTCAGATGGCATTATTGATGTTAAGAAAGTCGCAGCAGGAAGGTGTCCTGGAGAAGATAGAACAGCAGATAGCACTTGCAGAGCATTACATATACCAGATAAAGAGCAGCACTATGAGGAGGATGATTACGTACAGATACATTAACAAATATTCCTGGATAAAAGTTGCACACAGTATGGGGAAACATTATACTGCAGATGGATGCAGGATGGCTGTTGAAAGATTTTTGAAAGAAAAATAAAATTCTGTTCGTTTTGTTCGTTCTGTTCGTTTTATATGTGGTAATATTTATCGTGGAACAGATGTAAGGTGCATTGTTTCACAGACATACGCAAGTCTGAATTCAATAATATCCCCGGTGGTGCCGGCGAGAGCTGGCACCATTACTCCTAAATTGATAATTATCCCCTCTTAAGGCACTGACGAAAGTTGGTGTCTTATTTTGTTGATTTTTTTATGTGGTTAGTTATATTATAAATATAATTAGGAGGATTAAGAATGACAGAAATTATTGAAAAAATTATTGAAAAAATTATTGAAAAGTTGCCAGCAGATTTTGTTATAAAAAAAGGAGAACAAGCTTTAATTATAGTAGTTTCAAGCATCTTGCCAACTGTAATTTTATTCTATCTGTGGGATGAACATATGTATTATGATAAGGACTTAATAAGAACCATTATTTTAATATTGGCTGTTTCATTGTGTACATATTTTTATTATTGGTTAATTGCTTGTATGGGAGATACATTAGTATATGGCTTTAATAAAGATGATAAGAGCGAAATATACATAATTATTTCGGCAGCGTTTATGAATTTGATTACTGTATCATTAAATATATTAATGCTGTTGCTTGAATATGAAAAATATAGCAAAAAATTTTATTTGGCAATAGTTTTGGCTCTATCAGCACTTTGGATTATTTTATCTTTAAAAGAAAGTAAAAAAGACGATAAATATCTTAAAAAAATAAAGTACAATCATATGAAAAATACTATTAGTGAAAACGAAGAAGCATGCAACACGTATAATGAAAATATTAAAAAAATTATAAATGTTGATAAAAAAATAAAAGATAAACAAAGTGCAATAAAAACATTACAAATAGAGAATGCCAATACGGAAAAATTTAAAAGGAGCTGATTGCATGTCATTAACAGCAAAACAGAAGCGGTTCTGTGATGAATACCTTATAGACCTTAATGCCACGCAGGCGGCTATTAGGGCAGGATATTCAGAAAAAACAGCGTATAGAACAGGAGCAGACAACCTCAAAAAACCTCAGATTGAAGAATATATAGCAAAGAGACAAAAAGAGCTATCAAGGAGTACAGAGATAACCCAGGAGAGAGTTATCAAGGAACTTGCCTTGATAGCTTTTTCTAATAATGCGGATTATGCACATGTGGTTGAAAAGAAGATGCAAGTAGAAGCGGGTGGAGCACTTGTGGATGTACTGGATAAAGATGGTAAGCCTGTTATGTATAGAACAGTAGAGCCAGTATTAACGGAGGAACTGACAGAGGAACAGAAAAGAGCTCTTGCTGTTATCAAGAAGGGTAGAGATGGATTAGAAGTTAAGTCCTGTGACAAGGTTAAGGCCTTAGAGCTTCTTGGCAAGCATTTAGGTATATTCACAGACAAGATAGAAGCTAATGTAAACGATACAACCAGGAGTGAATTACAGGAGCTTCTTGCACAGCGTAAAGCAAGGGGTGAGCCAGATGCTTCTAAGTGATAAGTACTGGGATTACATAGACACACCAGCAAGAGCAGAGTTCTTAGAGGGTTCAACTGCCTCCGGAAAGACAACAACAGTAGCTGTTAAGTTCATTATGAATGTAGCTGAATCAGATATGAAGTTGCATGTTATAGCCGGTAATACAACAGGTGTTATTGAGAAGAATATAATAAATGCTGATATGGGATTGCTGCAGATATTTCCCAATCTTGAATACTGTGGTAATGGCGATAAAGAAAATAAACTTCCGCATATTAAATTCAAAACTGGCAGCAGTACCAAGATAATATATATTCTCGGTTACGATAATGCCAGCAAGTGGAAGAATGCCTTGGGTTCACAGTTTGGATGTGTGTGGGTAGATGAGTGTAATACAGCTAATATAGACTTCATACGAGAGATATTCGGACGTTCTGAATACTTTGTTGGTACTCTGAACCCAGATGCACCTACATTACCCATATATTCAGAATACATCAATCACGCAAGACCGATTGATAAGTACAAGGCATATGTGCCGGAAGAAATATGGAAGGACCTTAACGGTTGTGAGCCTATTAAAGACTGGGTATATTGGTTCTTCACATTTGAAGATAATATATCCATGACACCAGAGAAGATAGAACAGAAAAAAATGAGCTATCCTCCCGGCACTAAGATATATAAAAACAAGATATTAGGATTACGAGGCAAGGCTACAGGTCTTGTCTTTTCTAATTTCTGCAAACGACATGTTATTACAAAGGAACAGGCAAAGGCATTTATTAAACGAGAATATGACGATAAGCAGACAGAGTGGTTTGTAATATATACAAGCGGTCTTGATACAGCATATTCAACAAAGAGCCCGGATACTATTGCAATGTCTTATATGGGAATAACAAACAAGGGCAAGCTGATAGTGCTGGATGAAAAGGTGTATAACAATGCAGAACTTGATATACCAATAGCTCCATCTGATACAGTAAGGAATTACATAGACTTCCTGGAGCGTAACAGAAAAGAATGGGGTGGAATGTCAAAGAATGTGTTTATAGATAACGCTGATCAGGCAACGATAACAGAGTTTGCCAAGTACAAGAGAGAACACATTGACTGCCAGTATATATTTAACAATGCGTATAAGAAAGTAACCATAATAGATAGAATTAACTTACAGCTTGGCTGGATGTCCTTTAACGACGAAAAGGGCAGAGAGCCAAGCTTTTATATTGTCGATACGTGCACGAATTACAAGACAGAGTTAGAAACGTATTCGTGGCTTGAAGATAAGGACTGTGAGCCTGAGGATGGCAATGACCATATGGTAAACAGCGTACAGTATGGTTGGATTCCTTATCGAAGTAGGATAGGTATAGAGAACAAGACATAATTCCAGATAGGAGAGTGAGAGAGGTGAACATATTTACAAGTATGGCAGAGAAGATAAAAACAGGAATAAGAACGTGGCTGCACATCCAGCCGGCTGTTAATGGATCCATAAGCATACAGGAAACTCTTGATTACGAGGGAAATGCCATAAAGAACAAGATATGGTACAGAGGTGAGAGTGAAGAATTGTCACAGCTATACAGCCAGATAGATGGTGACAAGACAAGGTTCTGGTCTGCATCCTGTACGATAGGTATGGAGATAAGAAAAATACACGTGGGTCTCCCTGCTATGTTATGCGATATGCTGGCCAGTATAGTAACAGATGATATGAATTTAATAGATGCTGGCAGCAGGCAGACAGAATGGGATAAGATAGCAGAGGAAAATGATTTCATCGAGCTTGTTAAGCAGGCAATAACAGAAACGCTTTATATCGGTGATGGAGCATTCAAGATATCGTTCGATACGAACCTTAGCAAGTATCCTATATTGGAATTCTACTCTGGTGATAAGACAGAGATTATCAAGGACAGGGGAAGAGTTAAGGAGATAGTGTTTAAGACTGTGTATAACGTGCAGAGACAGGAATATGTATTACTTGAACATTATGGCATAGGCTACATACATTATGAGCTTACAAGAGGCGGCAGGGAATATGATTTAAGTGTTATACCGGAGCTGGCACATCTTAGTGATGTTACCTGGAATGACAAGTTTATAATGGCTGTTCCTCTTCTGTTTTATAAGTCAGCCAAGTATAAAGGACGAGGCAAGAGCATATTTGATGCAAAGATAGATAACTTTGACGCGCTGGATGAAGCATGGTCACAATGGATGGATGCCTTAAGGAGGAATAGAACAAAGGAATATATACCGGAGAATATGTTACCAAGGAATCCCCTGGATGGAAAAGTGCTAAAGCCTAATGCTTTTGATAATGCATATATACAAACAGATGGCAGCATGGCAGAAGGTACAGTTAATAAGATAGAGCTTGTACAGGGCAATATCCCACACGAAAGCTATCTTGCAACATATATCACAGCGCTTGACCTTTGTTTACAGGGGATTATGAGCCCATCAACATTAGGCATAGATGTTAAGAAGCTGGATAATGCGGATGCACAGAGGGAGAAAGAGAAAGCAACGCTTTACAGCAGAAATAACATTGTAGAGCGGCTTCAGAAGGTTCTTCCAAAGCTTGTTACAGCAACATTTAATGCCATAGACACGCTTAATAAGACAGCTATTAAGGATATAGATATTGATGTGACATTTGGCGAATATGCTAACCCATCTTTTGAAAGCCAGGTAGAAACAGTCAGCAAGGCTAAGCAGGGCGGTATTATGAGCATAGAAGCATCTGTTGATGAGCTGTATGGAGATACCAAGGATGATGAATGGAAGCAGGAAGAGATATCAAGGCTTAAAGCAGAACAGGGAATATCCGATATGGAAGAGCCAGCCCTTAATATGCAGGCAGATGGCTTCTCAGTTAATGGTGCTGATAACAGTTTCACAGGTTATGATAACAAGTGAGGTAGCTTATGGCACTTAATACAGAATATGACATAGAGGAAGCCTTCCGTGCCATAGAAGATGAGCTGATTGCTTCCATGATGCGTAATCTTGCAAGCCACAGAGCAGAAGAGACAGATATGGGTTTTAACTGGTCACAGTGGCAGGTAGAACAGCTTAAGGCTCTGGAAAAGTATAAAGCACAGAATAAAAAGAAGTTCACAAAGTCGTTTAGCAACATAAACGACTCTATTGACGCAATGATATATGCAGCCAGACAGGAAGGCGGTACAGAACAGGAACAGAAGATATTAAGGGCCTTAAAGAAGGGCTTGAAAGCATCTAAGGTGTCACAGGGCGCTGAAGGTGCTTTTTTTAAGCTTAATACAAGAAAACTGGAAGCTCTGATAAAAGCCACAAAGAATGATTTTGGTACAGCAGAGAAGGCAATGCTCAGGATGTCCGAAGACAAATACAGACAGATAATATTTAATGCACAGGTATATGCAAATACAGGCGCAGGAACATATGAGAAGGCTGTAGATATGGCCACAAAGGATTTTCTTAAGGCTGGTATTAACTGCATAGAATATTCTAATGGTGCAAGGCATACAGTAAAGGATTATGCCAAGATGGCAATTCAGACAGCCAGCAAGCGCGCCTATTTGACCGGAGAAGGCGAAATGAGACAATCATGGGGAATTAGTACAGTTATCATGAATAAGCGTGCTAATGCCTGCCCTAAGTGCCTTCCATTTGTTGGTAAGGTGCTTATAGATGATGTGTGGAGTGGAGGTAAGGCATCGGATGGCCCTTATCCACTTATGTCTTCTGCTATGGCAGCAGGGCTTTACCATCCTAACTGCAAAGATGTACATACAACATATTTTCCTAAACTAGATGATGAGCCTGACAGCATGTTTTCCAAGAAAGAACTTGAGCAGGTTAAGGAAAATTACAGGCAGGACCAGAAGCAGCAGTATGCAGGCAGAATGGCGGAGCAGTATGGCAGGCTGTCAGAATTTTCATTAGATCTGGATAATCAGAAAATGTACGCTGATAAGAAAGAACAGTGGGAGAATGAAGTATTAAAACAGAAAAATAGAGGCAAAAAGGTTATAATAACGGAGCAGGCAATAGATAAAGTAAATGAAATTAATCCTAAGGGTTTTACTTCGGATAATAATAAATTTATAAAAGAGGTACATAGGGATTTACTTAAAGTTGCAAAGGAAGAAAATAATAGTAATGAAGTTGCATGTGTAGTAGATTTAATAGCAAATAAAAAAACTAAGTTTATAAAAGGTGAAAGGCACGAGGTAGATATATATTCTGATTCAGATATGTTCCATCTATTGCATTCGGCAAAAGATAATTCTTTAGTATTATGTCATAACCATCCTGGGTTAACAGATTTTTCAGCAAATGATATTGGGGTATTTATGCGACATGACACAATAAAGACTATGACTATAGTGACAAACCAAGGACATGTACGATATATTTCAAAAGGCGAACATTTTGATTATAATGGAACGGTTGAATTGATGAAAGACTGTCAGGAAAAATGTGAGAATAATATTGATAAATGTATTGATTTGTTTTTGAAAAAATGCTATTCTGTTGGTATACAAAGAGGGTAATATTTAGGTAGGAGGTATTTTAATGGATGGTATATTAGACGGAAAACCGGGAATGACAATGGATGAATTGATTGCATTATTGGAAAAAGGACCAATAAAAGCAGAAGGCAATAACGAAGATAAAGCAGAAGAAAAAGAAAACAAATAACAGCCACCAGTCGAGAGATTGGTGGTATTTTTATACCCAATTTTAAGAAAGTGAGGATTTAGAAATGAAGGATTATATTGGAGTAAAAGTGGTGGCAGCAGAGCCAATGAATAGGGGCGAATACAATGAATACAGAGGATGGAAGATACCAAGTGACGAGAATCCAGCAGATGAAGGCTATCATATAAGATATCCTGATGGATATGAGAGTTGGTGTCCTAAGAAACAATTTGAGGAAGCATATAGAAAAGGCGACAATATGACATTTGGAATTGCTATTGAAGCACTGAAAAAAGGTAAGAAAGTAGCAAGAGCTGGATGGAACGGTAAGGGAATGTTTTTATATTATGTTCCAGTTGGTGCATATGCTCCTTGTACAGAAATTGCAGCAAGTCTTGTTAATGAGAATGGATTAGTAGAGTATGGAGCATATATCGCCATGAAAACTGCACAGGGGAATGTAGTCCCTTGGTTAGCAAGTCAGACTGACATGCTTGCAGAAGATTGGATTATAATAGAATAGTCCAAAGTTGCACCAGTGCAACACAATTTAATATTAGTTATTAAGCACGCATGGCAAATAAGCTGTGCGTGCCTATTTTTTTATGCCCAAAACTTAATGGCAATAAACTTTAGGGAAATGCCGACGGGCGGTAAACGGAAGAAAGGAGATAGAGTGATGAGAAAGACATTACCTATGAAATTACAGTTCTTCGCAGAGGGCGGAGATGGTAACGGCGGCCAGAACGCTGGAAGTAACAATAATGGACAGGCAGGACAGCAGGGTGGTCAGAATAATCAGCAGACAGCTGGTGTTGATTATGACAAGATACAGGCAATGCTGGATAATGCAACTGCTAAGAAAGAGAATGCTGTGCTTAAAAGCTTTTTCCAGCAGCAGGGATTATCAGAAGATGAGATAAGTCAGGCTATTGCAACATTTAAGCAGAATAAGCAGCAGCAGACAGAACAGCAGCAGAATGCTAATGCTAATCTTCAGAATGAAGTGGCAGCAGCACAGAAGGTTGCTGAACAGGCTCAGATTGAGCTTGCAGCTACAAAGGTAGCAATGACACTTGGTATTAATGCCAAGACACTTCCATATGTGCTTAAGATGGCTGATTTCAGCAAGGTAAAGGGTACAGATGGAAAGATATCAGAGGACAATGTTAAGGATGCACTTGAGCAGGTTATCAAGGACGTACCTGCACTTAAGCCGATACAGGAAGGCAATGCTGGTTTTCAGATTGGTGCAGGACAGCAAAATAACGGACAGCAGTCCTCTACAGGTAACAATGTAAATGTTCCAACAAAGAGATGGAACAGATTCAATTAAGAAAGGTTAAAAAGGTAATAATATGCCAAATTTGAATTACGCAGAACAGTGGAGTCCGGAATTGTTAGCAATTCTTATGCAGGGCACACTTACATCACCATTTATTACAAGTAATGTTAGATGGTTAGATGCAAAGACATTCCACTTTACTCAGATGAGTGTAAGCGGTTATAAGAATCACAAGAGATCAGGCGGATGGAACACAGGAGAATATAACCAGAAAGATGTTCCTTACACAGTAACACATGACAGGGATGTACAGTTCATGGTTGACAAGGCAGATGTCGATGAGACCAATCAGACAGCATCTATTCAGAATATTTCACGCATCTTTGAGCAGACACAGGTTGTACCTGAGACAGATGCATTATTTTTCAGTAAGGTTGCACAGGCTGCACAGAATACAGAATTATATCATTCTGAAACTTCTGCTACAGAATACACAACAGAGAATGTATTTGCTAAGCTTAAAGCTATTCTGGCAGCAGGTAAGCTTAGAAGATACAAGGCAAATGGAAGCCTTATCATGTATGTGTCTTCTGACATTATGGACAAGCTTGAGATGTCTAAGGAATTTACACGCAAGATTGAAATGACACAGATTGCAGAAGGCGGTCTTGGCATTGAGACTCGTGTTACTGATATTGATGGCGTGACACTTATGGAAGTTGTGGATGATGAAAGATTCTATGACAGATTCGATTGGGATGTTGCAGAGGGCGGCTTTGCTCCGATTAAGTCAAAGTATGCCATAACAACTGATACAGATGTAGCAGAAGGAAAGATATACTACACTAAGAGCGACAGCTCTTATACAGTAGTGGCAAAGCCTACAAAGACTAATATAGCCACATATTATGAAAAGACTGTTCAGGGCTCACGCAAGATTAATGTACTTGTTGCATGTGGCCAGACATGTAAGACAGTACCTAAGATTTCATCTATTTATTTCTTCGCACCAGGATCACATACAGAAGGTGATGGATATCTTTACCAGAACCGCCAGTTAAGTGATACATTCGTATTCCCTAATGGCAAGGATGGTAAGGTTGATTCTGTATTTGTTGATGTAGATCCAGCTGAAGAAGTAGAAAAAGAAGAGTAAGCCTATGAAGGTATATGCAAGTAAAGAGCAGTACCTTAGTGAACATAGACTTATCCCAGATGAGCAGATAGAACGAAGATTAAAACAGGCGAGCCGGCATATCGACTCGCTTACTTTTAATCGAATAACATCAAGAGGATATAATAATCTGACAGAGTTTCAGCAGGGCATACTGATAGATGTGTGTTGTGAGATGGCTGATTTTGAATATGAGAATGAGGACATGATTAATTGTGTCTTACAGAATTATTCTCTAAATGGAGTATCTATGCAGTTTGGCAGCAGTTGGAATGTTCTTGTACAGAATGGAATTGCTGTAAAACGCGATACATACCAGATACTTTGTCAGACAGGCTTGTGTTGTTTAAGTCTGGGGGTGTGAGTATGAAGTACCCATGTTTAATACTAAAGAGCATGTGTAAAACAGAAATACATCTTGAGATAGAACAGGAAGGCAGGAATGTCTATGGAGAACCTCTTAAGCCTGTTATATGGGATGGCTTATGTAACTATCAGGACAGCGGCAAGACCGTATTAACAGCAGAAAAGGTTCTTATACAACTTGAAGGATGTGCTTTGATACCAGGAGATATTGCACCAGAGCTTCCGGTAATTACCGAAGGTGATATAACGGTGTTCGGTGTAACAAGGCATATATACAAGGGTACGAAGTGCCGTAATCCGGATGGTACGGTTAATTATGTAAGATTGGATGTGATGTAATGGCTAGGAATGTGAAATCTACAGTGAAGCTTAATATGCCTATGGTAAGGAAGCTTACGGCAGCAGCAAAAGAGTCAGTTGCGCAAACAGCAGAAGCAATACATACAGATGTTGTTCAGAGCCAGGTTATACCGAGGGATACAGGAACATTACAGAATGAAAGCACATTTGTTGATTTATCTGATATAGGTCAGGGAAAAGCATATCTTGTGTCTAGTACACCATACGCCAGACGGCTGTATTACCATCCGGAATACAACTTCCATCAGACACCGTGGACAGATGATAAAGGCAAGAAACATGAAGGAAATGCAAATGCTAAAGGCAGATGGCTTGATGACTACATGAAAGGTGGTAAGAAGCAGAATCTTGCACCTAAAGCATTTGGAAAGTTTTATAAAAAGAATGCGGGGTTGTGATGTTAGGATGTTAGGAATAGGTGATGTGAGAGACCTTATAGCAGGTCTTGGAATAGCGGCTGATGACCATGTATATTGTGGAAAGCTTGATGATAAGAAAGATAAGAGCATAGGTGTATACCATCTTAACAGGGGAGATAATGTTCAGATGGCTGTTGGGGGTATACAGAACAGCTCTTACGCTGTCAAATCCATAAGTATACTGATTCATTGGAATAAAAGTGTCAGGGAGACTGAAAAAGTCTCACAGGAGCTTTACGACAAGCTCAGAGATATGAAACATGTAAACATTAATGACACAAATATTCTGTTTACAGAAATGTTAGTATCAGCACCGATTGAAGTTGATACAGACGATAAAGGAATATTTGAAATGGTCATAGAACTTAAATTTTACTATGAAAGGTAGGTAAAGATATGGGACAGAATACAAAGATAGCTGGATATAATGCGGAAGCAACACCATTAACAGGTGTTAATCCGGTGCATACAATTCAGTTTGGAATATGTATAACTGGAAGAAAGAATGCAGACACGCCAGAAACAGTAGAAACAAAGGTCGTAAAAGATGCAGAGAGTTTAAGCGTATCTGTAGATGGAACTATCGAAGAATGGAGTCCAATGGATCAGAAAGGCTGGGTAAGAAGGCTTATGACAGGTAAGTCGCTTAGCATGTCTTTCGGGGGCAAGCGTAACTATGGTGATGAAGGAAATGATTATGTGGCAAGCCTTTTCATGAAGACAGGACAGGATTGCAACACATGGGTATCTGTTATATTCCCTAACCTTGACCAGCTTCTTATACCGGCAGTAATCAATGTTACATCTCTTGGTGGAGATTCTACAAGCATTGATGCACTTGAATGGGAAGCACAGTCTGACGGTAAGCCGACATATATAGCATATGTAGCAGCTTAAAGAAAGAGAGGATATGAAAAATGGCAAAGACAGATTTTAGGGTAATAGATATCTCCATGAAGATTACGAATCAGTTACCTATGATTCGTATTACAGAAGATTTGGTTGTTACTGTTAATAACAGAAAGAGTACAATTCTTAATATACAGGCTATGGCACAGGAAGCAGAAAACAAGGAAAACAAGGATGATATGGCATTTATGATTAAAGGCCTTGAAATGCTTGTAGGAAAAGATGCTTCAGATAAGATTGAGGCGTTAGACCTTCCTATACCAGAATATAAGGAAATGTATAATACAATCATGCAGGTTGCTATGGGAACGTACGGCGAGGAGCAGACACCCTCAGCATGAGGCATATTATGACCTATGGGATGATTGGGAGCTGATAGAAGCCAGCTTCCTGTCCCAGTATGGCATACGATTGCGAACAGAAGATGATATGTCATGGGCTGAATTCTGTTCTTTATTGTCAGGAATAATGCCTGAAACACCACTTGGGAGAATTGTAGGAATCAGAGCAGAAAAAGATCCTAAGGTTATAAAGGAGTTCACTAAGGAACAGAAGAAAATCCGTAATGACTGGATATTAAGAAGGAATAGAAAATTAATGGAAGATCCTGCAAATTACAATAAGTATTGGAGTGACTTCCAAAATTGGGCTAAGACCGCTTTCTCTAAGTAGAAAGTGGTCTTTTTAAATGCCGGAAAGGAGGGAGTATGTCGGATGTAGTAGGACAGATAGCTCTTGAACTTGGCATAGACAGTTCACAGATAGTTAATCAGCTTACTGGCGCTTCTAATAAGGCGGCTAAGCAGGCAACATCCATCTTTTCTGGCATGGGAAAGAAGATAGCTGCTGGATTAAGTATAGCAGCTTTTACTAAGTTTACGAAAGACTGCTTAGAAGTTGGTTCTAATGTTACAGAAGTACAGAATGTTGTGGATACAGCATTTGGAGATTTAAGCCATCAGGCGGATTTGTGGGCTTCTAATGCTATGACTAACTTCGGCTTATCGGAATTATCGGCTAAGAAGTACATGGGTGTATTTGGCCAGATGAGTAATGCAATGGGTATTACAGGACAGGCTGCACTTGATATGGCAGAAGATGTTACCGGATTAACAGGTGATGTTGCATCATTTTACAATTTGAGTACAGATGAAGCATATACAAAGCTGAAATCCATCTGGACTGGTGAAACAGAGACACTTAAGGACCTGGGTGTTGTAATGACTCAGACGAACTTAGACCAGTATGCACTTAATAATGGCTTCGGTAAGACTACAGCGAAGATGACAGAGCAGGAAAAAGTAATGCTCCGTTATCAGTATGTTACTAGTGCACTGTCCAATGCCACAGGAGACTTTGTTAAGACACAGGATTCCTGGGCAAATCAGACGCGAATTTTATCACTCAGATTCGAACAGTTAAAGGCTTCTCTTGGTAAAGGCTTCATAGCATTGTTTACACCTATTCTGCGTGGCTTTAACAACTTGCTGGCAGGATTACAGAAGGTTGCAGATGGCTTTGCCAGCTTTGTGCAAATGCTCACAGGAGCAGATGTATCAACCTCTATGGGTTCGATAAGTTCGGATATAGCTGGTATAGGAGA